CCAGGAGGTCCAATCAACGTGATGATCTTGAGTTCAGGCCTGTAAGGACCAAGGAGATCAGCTGTCAGTGCATTGTATGCTGCCAAGAATCCAGGACGTGCAAGTACTTGAGCATCGATGTCAGCTGTTGTCTTGAAACCTTTCTTGAGTGCTTCAACCTCTTCGATGACTGCTTCTTCCAGTTCATCTCTTCCTCTACGCTTGCCTTCTTTTGCCAGTTGCCCGAACTCAAACCTGAGACCCTCGGATGGATGAGTATCATCCTTACGACAATAGTCTGCCGCTTGTTTGTCTGTTCCGCGTGTTTTCTCCCAGTGTGCTCTGCTGTTGAGATTGCTCTTTAACCAAGTGAGCCTGTTGCGCTTCTTGAGAATGAGAAAGCCTTGGTAGTGTCTTGTACCGTTCTCACCAACTTCTTCTTGAACAATGAGGTAAGTGAGGTGTTCTTGTTGTTCACCATTCTCCCAGAACTTGTCTTCATCAGTAGGATTGTTGATGGTGAAACACCACCGCTTAGCTGTTGATTCTTGTCTTGCGCTCATTCGTTCATTCGTGGAAAGAAAAGGATAGGAATCAAAAGAAAGATTGCGTCTCGTTTAAATAAGCAATTGCTTAACATTTTTTCTCTCCATGCTTCTAAATTTAGCATGGAAGCTGTAACATTTCAACTGTCCTGACCTGCATTTAAACCATTTTGATTTAGTAACTGTTCTGGTTTTTATTTTGGTCAACATTTTTGACACAAATGGCCTATTATTCAAGGTATAGGCGTCGTTACCCATCAAGGCATCGTCGTCGGTACTATCGTCGTCGGTACTATCGTCGTCGGTCTTCTGGTGGTAGTGTCTCGTCCCGTTCTCGTTGTCGTGTCGTTGTTAAGACTCAGAAGGTTGTCACCCTGACGATCCCTGCAAATTCTCGGGATAGTGATGTTCTTTCGTCAAGTCCGTACTATGATGTCACGAGTTCTGATGACATCACTGGCTGTGCTGGTGCGGTCGGTTCACAACTCTATCAGGCATATGCTAATCTCTATGACTCGGTCAAGTGTGACGGAGTCATCTCCCGTATCTCGATCATCTCGCCAGTAGGAGGAGCCACTGGTGCAGTTTCGACTGCACTGACTATACTGACTGCTTATGATCGTTTGGGAACCAAAGCTGAAATTACGGCAACTGGAGTGACGCGCACGACCGTGTCTGATCTGATGAAATATTCGACAGTCCAGTCTCGTACTGCGATTAACAACAGTGTTGCCAAGACAGCTCGTATGTGTTGGGCAAGTGATATTCAAGAAAGGACTACATTCCATGATTGTAGTATCAATACTCAGTCGCCTTCAGTTACTGCTGACTCTGACTGGAATAATGCAGCAAACAAGGTTGCCTACTTTGCACCAGCTTTCTTGTGTGGTGTTCAACTTGCTGCCGTGCAATCGACCCAGGCTGCTACTGTTAATCTTCTTTTGGAGCAAGTCTACTATATGACATTCCGTAGTCCCAAGTTTGGAGTGTCCCAGACATCCTCCTCCGCTGCTGCTGTCCGTGCTGTGGCTGCTGATGATGCCCTTGCTGCTGAGTCTCTTGATGAAGATGAAGTGCCTCAGAGTTTGATTGATATGACTGCTCGTGCTGCAGACGATACAGGAAGGATGGTACGTTCACATCCGACCAGTGGACTGACACCAGACAAGAAAAGGCAGAGGACTGCCATGGCTGATCTAGCAGAACGTTTTGAGCATGAAAGTGATGAATGGCATAAGAGGTATGAAGACCTTGATGCCCAGGTTGCTAAACGTGTAGGTTCAAAAGATTGGTCGCGTTATCCGAGGTCTGATCGTGATCTCCTTCAAAAGTTTTATAACGAGTCTTCGAACAAGGCTCGTGCTGCAGAGAAGCTTCAGAGAGATATCCGTGACCTTGATCATGAATACCCTGAAGTTCCTGCTGCTACTGCCGCTGCCGCTGACCTTGACCACACTGACACCCTCCCCCTTGATAACTAATTGAAAAAGAAGCCACAAACCCCTTGCCGACCGCAGGTCCCATCGAAAGCGGTGACTCCGAGGACCCTGTTCATTCACCAACTGACTCCACTATATAATTTTTCATTCCTCTCCTAGAAAACCACTAAACTAGCTGTAAGGCGGATAAATTGTAAGGCGGATAGAGAAAGAAACCCTCCCAAGGGAGGTGGATGGGTGATAGGAGGTGATAGTCCCAGAGAGTGACGTCATAGTCCCGGGACTATCCCAATTCTTTATATGTATTTCCGGGACTATTCATAGCGCGGGTGAGTATTACCCGCGCTATGTCACTCGCTATCGCTGTCACTGATGGCCTCGTCAGTGAGCACCTCGTGTGCTGCGATACCACATGCTCTCATGAGCTGACCCATAAACCAGTTGCGTGTGCTGTCAAGCCACTGTCTAGTTATAGCCCCAGGTTGAGCTGGTTCCAAGTAGGTTCCGCATGTTCTGCATATGGTGTTGTTGCCGTTCTTGAAGCCAAGCCTGTCCCAGAGTGCAAGGAGTGAATCTGTACGCTTGCCGTCTTGCTCTTCGTTCCTGTACCAACCATCTGGCCGTGTGTTGCTGGTGATGATGACAGTCTCGTACATTGCAGGCCTCATGCCGCCCTTGACTTCCAGTGCCATTGGATAAGGGTCAAGGTACTTGAGCATCTTCTGCAGCTGGATTTGCCCTGCAAACTCCTCGAACACCATGATCTTGCTCGTAGGGTTTGCGAACCAAGTGCCTCCGTTGCCCATGATTGCCCTGCCTGCCTTTGGGAAGAGTGTGTTGATTGCAAAGGATTTGCCAGTTCCAGGAGGTCCAATCAACGTGATGATCTTGAGTTCAGGCCTGTAAGGACCAAGGAGATCAGCTGTCAGTGCATTGTATGCTGCCAAGAATCCAGGACGTGCAAGTACTTGAGCATCGATGT